GGATATGCTGGCACTATCTATAGTGTGTTTGCTGTTATGATCTCTCTACTACCAGAATTAGATATTTGGCTAAAAATCTTGGCTTCAGCTAGTGCAATTATTGCCGCATGGGTTTCAATCTATGTCATGCTTGCAAGGCTGAAAAAAGAAAAAGAAAAGTGAAATCGCTTGCGATAATTCTGCTTGCGCTTGGACTCGCTTCATGCGTCAATATACCGATACCTCCTGCTGGACAGAATCAAGGCAAACTCGGTTCAGTTCAATTAAAGCTGGCTGTATCATACATTCCATACATCGACCCAGATAGACCAACAGAAAATAAACCAACAGAAGACCCAAGTGTGATGTATGCTTGGGAACACTTCTCAAAAACACTAAAAGACAAATGAAAATCGTAAATGTAGTATTGGAAAAGCTCTCCGAAAACTCAACCTGGCGTGGTTTGATTTTGGTAGGAACCGCTCTCGGTTTGAAACTTGATCCATCCTTGCAGGAAGGAATCCTTGCTGCTGGATTGAGCCTCGTTGGACTCATCAATATCATCCGCAAAGACAAAAAATAAATGTTAGAAAAACTAATTGCCATTGCGGAATCGCAGGTTGGCGTTAGAGAGATTGGCGGGAATAATCGCGGAGATAAAATCCGTGAGTATCAACTTGCCTCAGAGTTGGCTCCAGCTCCGTTTCCTTGGTGCGCGTGCTTTGTTGATTGGTGTATCCGAGAATGGCTGAAAGATTCTCAAGTCGTTAAATGGCTTAATCTGCAACGCCGAACTCCCGAAGAATGGCGTCCTAAAACTGCGCTTGCTTATGGATTAACTGCATGGGCAAAGCAACGGCCAAGCACTACAACTATTCTTACTGAAAACGACAAAGCGCAACTAGGAGATATAGTCACATTTGATTTCTCTCATGTTGGTTTTGTTGTCAGCGACAATGGCCATTGGATAGAGACAATAGAAGGTAATGCACTTCCATTAACATCAAAAATTTTGACTCCGAAAGGATTCAAATTGATGAAAGATATTAAAGTTGGCGATGAGGTAATTGATCCAGACGGAGAGAGTTCATTCGTGACGGGAGTTTTCCCAAAAGGATTGAGAAACTTGTATAAAATTAAATTGCAAGACGGAGCTGAAGCAATTTCATGCGATGAGCATTTGTGGAAAATAAAAATTGATGGAAAGAAAGATAAAGTATTAAACACTATCGATCTTAAAAAAAGAGTTAACTCAAAGGTAGCGAGATCAAGAATACCTCAAATACAACCAGTAAGTTTTTCATTTAATGATAAACTACCAATTGAGCCATATTTGATGGGGTTGCTTATTGGTGAAGGTGGAATGTCATCCGATTATCTTGGATTTACAAACATAGATGATGAAATAATCAGTTATGTAAAAAACAACCTTGTATCTGGTCACATTTTAAAGCCGCATATTGCAAATGAAAACATAGTAAGAGGAAACTACAGGATTGTTTCAGAATCTAAAAACAAAAACGAAATGATTAGAATTTTGAAAGAATTAAATCTTCAAGGCAAAAAATCTTTTGAAAAATTCATACCAGAAATATACAAAAATTCATCAATTCAAAATAGATTGAGCTTACTTCAAGGGTTGATGGATTCGGATGGTGGCGTTGACAAAATTGGCAGGTGTGATTTTTCATCTTCCTCAAGACAGTTGAGTGAAGATGTTATGGATGTAATTCGGTCTCTTGGCGGAAGGTGTGCGTTGAATGTAAAAACAAATATATTTTACACATCGCCAAATCAAAAAACACCTAAACAAGCCAGAGACTGCTATAGGCTTCAAAATATAAATATGCCATTTTTCAATCCGTTTAGATTGAAAAGAAAAGCAGATAGATTTAAGTTTAGAAACGCATCTTGGGCGAGAAAAATTGTTTCTGTTGAGCCATGTGGTATTGGAGAAGTTCAGTGTATTTCTGTGTCAGCAAAATCAAATCTTTTTATCACTGACAACTACATCCCGACGCACAATACGAATGGCAAGGGTGAAAGAGATTCCGAATCTGGAGATGGAGTTTGGAAAAAAGTTAGGAAAAAAACTCTTGTCAAAGATTTGATTCGTATTAAGCCAAGCGTCTCCACCCGATAAATAAATGGCAAACATCACGCATAAGTGGAAAAAGATACTAGCTGTATCTTGTAGCCACGCGAAATTCTGCGATAAAGAAGCACTCGATGCTGTTCTGAAATTCCAAAAAGATTTCAAGCCGCATACAACAATTCACCTTGGCGATTTCGTTGACTTGACAGCACTCATGTCTAACGCAAAAGGCTCAAGCGAAGCTGAACCACTTATTCCTGACATTGACACGGGATTGATGCACCTAAAGATGCTCAAAGCAAATATAGTTCTTTGTGGAAACCATGAAGATCGTGCTTGGAGATTGCGTGAACACAACAACGCTATTGTTGCTCATGCGGCTCACAAGATTGTCGAAGCTATTGAGGATTGTTGTCACAAGCTCCGCGCTCCGCTTATTCCGTGGAATGGAGTTTTCCAGATGTTTGACATTGCAGACATTGGATTCCAGCACGGAGTTCTATTTAACGAAATGGCTGCTCGCGATACTGCGGAAGCATTCTGCAATAGCACAAGGCGCAAGGTTGTTTTTGGGCATAGTCACAAAGTATCAATGCAGCCGGGAAGGAATCTTATTGGTGGCATGGGATACAACATTGGAACTCTCACAAAAAGATCATCAATGGACTACGCAAAAGCTCGCAGAGCAACGCTTGCGTGGACTCAAGCATTCTTGTGGGGTGAGTATTGCGAAGAACTAAAACAATCTTGCATTCACATCACAAGCCGTGAAGCAAATCAGCCTTGGAGATTGCCAATATGACGCCAAATGATTTTCTAAAGATCATTCAAGAGGAAACATTGTTAGTAGAGAAAATCCCCGATGGATGGTATTGCGCCGATGATTTGTGCAAGATGTGGTCAGTAAAAAGGTCGTATGTTAATGAAAAGATTCAAGACGGGAAAAAACTTGGGTATGTGACAGAGAAAAAGTTTTTTGTTAATAAGAATGGAAACAGAAAGATTCCATATTACAAATTCCATGAAAAAGAAAATAATCAGAAAAACGATCAACGGAAAATCATGGAAGATACGATTCGGTCATGCAGGAAAAACAAACGGAGTTGATAATGACGGAATCTGTGACTATGCAAGCCGAACTATTTTCATCAACCCAAAGTGTGAAAGGACAAGACTAAATGTTTTGTGCCATGAATTACTTCATGCAAGGTTTCCCGATCTTGAAGAGGAAGCCGTCGAAGACATGGGCACGCTTTTGGCGGAAAGCTATGAAGAAATGGAACAGATTTCTTGATATGTTTTGACAAGGATTATCGCGGACAGTTAAACAACTATCATTTATGGCTAAATACAACTGGATTCCTTCTTCAAGCTCTTCTAACTGCGGATGCGTTCCGTTGAATGCGTTTGATTGTAATTGGCCGTATGTTGGGGCGACAGGCGCTACAGGAGCTACAGGTCCAGAAGGCTCTACTGGAGCAACGGGTATTGGCGAGACTGGTGCAACTGGGGAAACTGGTGCTACCGGACTTGCTGGAGCTACTGGGGGACTAGGAGCAACTGGCTCTTCTGGAATAACTGGCCTAACAGGAGCCACCGGATCGACTGGAATTGATGGCGCAACTGGGCCGCAGGGTTCCACGGGATTAACTGGCGCAACCGGAAGTTCTGGCATTCAAGGCGTGCAAGGAAATCAAGGGGCTACTGGATCAACAGGAGTTCAAGGCATCCAAGGATTAACAGGTTCTACTGGAGCTACAGGTTCTGGATCAACAGGTGCTACAGGAGCAAGTGGGGTTTCTGGCGACAAATATACAACAACATCCTCAACATCTCTTACAATTGGACTTGGTAACCAATCATTAACTGTTGGAACATCTTTAGCTTTGAGCATCGGTCAAAGTGTAATTGTTGCAAATACTTCTTCTAACAAAATGGAGGGAGCTATTATTAGCTATAATGGCGGAACTGGAGCATTGGTTGTTAATGTTACTTCTGTTACTGGTTCTGGAACATTTTCAAGTTGGAGCGTATCGCTTTCTGGCGCACCCGGCCCAGCAGGAGCAACTGGAGTTCAAGGTTCTACTGGTGTTCAGGGATCAACTGGAATACAAGGAGCAACTGGAGTTACTGGATCAACTGGTACGACAGGTGTTCAAGGTGCAACGGGATCAACTGGAGTTCAAGGCGCGACTGGATCAACTGGAGCAACTGGAATTGGATATTCAGGGATTACTTCCGCAACTTCTGCAACTCCTGCTTCAACAGGCACAATTACTTTAACAACAAATGCACAAGGCGCATTTGCGACCGGCAACAGGGTTCGCGCTATCAATACTACTTCAAATTATTTTGAAGGCATTGTTACAATAACAGGTGGAACTTCTTTTTCGATTGCGGCAGATTACAATGTTGGCACAACTACAGCAACATCTTGGACAATTACATTAACAGGAGTAAGAGGCGCAACTGGACTTCAAGGTTCAACGGGAGCAACAGGTGCGACAGGTTCAACTGGAGCAACAGGTGTTCAAGGATCAACTGGATCAACTGGATCAACTGGTGCTACTGGATTAACAGGCGCACAAGGATCGACCGGAATACAAGGAACAACCGGATTAACAGGCGCAACAGGTTTAACTGGTGCAACTGGAGCGACTGGTGCAACTGGAAGCCAAGGAATACAAGGAGCAACTGGAGCAACTGGTCTATTTCAAGGATACTTTACAAGTAACATTGATGCAAATGCAACTTTCCCTCCTGGATTTTATGGAAGTTATTCTTTTGGAGCCACAAATACACCTACTAATAGTGGTATATTGTATAACTTTATAGTAAACGGAACTGATGACGGAGGTCAATTTTGGCAAGAATATACTGGCAACAGAATGTGGACGAGATATAAATGGGGTGGAACATGGACTACTTGGAGACAAGTAAATCCTCCATCAAATGCAGGGAATGTTTGGACATTTTCTGGTAATGGCTCAACAGCCACATGGACGCTTACCGGAAATACAAGCGGTTCAATTATTTCGGCACTTTATTTGGTTTCAATAGATGGAATTTTGCAAGCTCCAGCAAATTACACAATCAATAATGTTTCTCCGAGGACATTAACCATTTCAACTGTTCCAAGCGGAAGTTCTCTTGTTGTAGTTTCTCTTTCTACGGCATAAAAGTTATTGACTATTAAATTTAAAATAATAAAACATAAAAATCATGTCCTGCAACTGCAATAGCTCCACATACTCCAGCACTTGCTGCCCGGAAGTTCCATATCCTTCAATCTCGTCTGAATCAGTTCCATCTTTGATTGATAATCTTGTTTATGCTCTTTATGGAACAATCAATAAGTCAATTGTAAATGGTAGAGTTGCTTGGGATGTTCCGTGTGACCCTAACGCAACTCCTGCATCAGTTCCTCAAATTCCAAGGGAAGAAAATGAGGGGTTGTTGTGTTATTTGATTAGGATTTTTACAGAGATATGTGGTCAATTGTATGTTGGTATTCCATCTTCTAATCTTAAATGGCAATTTAATGGAGATGGACTTACCTCAGAATTTGAAATAAGCGGAGCATCAAATCTAAATCCAGAATGTTATATTGTTTCAATTGATGGCGTGGTTCAAAATCCAACAATAGATTATACAATTTCCACAACTCCAACTTACAAATTGAATACAACATCAAGTGTTCCAAGCGGTTCTATTATTGTTATTGTTCAGCTAAATACAACTGTGTCTGGATGGTATATTGGTTCTGGATCGCCAAACGGAATAACTACAGCAAATCCTGGCAGCATTTATACAAGCACTGTTGGTGGCGCAAACGCTACCCTATGGGTAAAAGAATCAGGAACAGGAAATACTGGATGGGTTTCTAAATAACAAAAATTATGGCAATAACAAAAGCAACACAAAATGTAATATCTGCAAATATCTGCACAACAGATACAATTCAGACGGTTTCTGGTCAAAAAACATTTACGCAACCAATTCTTGCAAATGTAATAAACCCTAACTCTGTCCAGATCGGACAATCAGCAACAGCAACGCAGAACTTTACTTTAGCGGTTCCGTCTTTACCTGATGGCACTATTAAGCTGGCGCGAGGAAATTCTGGAGCTACTACGCAAGATGTATTGAGTGTAGGTTCAAACGGCCAATTGGGTGTAACTGGATTTGGTAATATCCCAGTTAATACACCGGGATTTTTTTATCAAGCACCTACAGATAAAACTGCAATTTCCGCTTACAAAAATTCATCAACAGATACTTCTTCTGCGGCAACATTTGTTAAATATGCAAATGCTGGCGCGTTAACTACACAGCAAAATCCAGCATTATATTCTGTTGCATTTAAGCAGAACAACACATCCACATCAAGGGTTCAAGGAATATACTCTGAAGCAATTGATAATGCGGGAGGCAATGGAACATTTGTTGAAGGAGGAAGATTTGCTGGAATCAATTGCACTTCCAACTTAAATGGAGATGTTTATGGTGTTATAGCATACGCTCAATCTGGCGACGGTACAAATACCCCGAATAGCTCTTTTTGCATTGGAATAGAATCTGAAACAGTATATTTTCATTCTGTTTTGGCTCCAGCACCAAGGTCATTTAATCCTAATCGTTTTTCTGCTGCATTTCTTGCAACTAATAGAAATGGAATTACTGGAGATGTTGCATTTGCCGTTAATCCATATACAGAGGTAAGCTGGAAGGCTGGATTTGTTGTTGAGAAAAGCGTTTCTCCTGGGCAAGTTACAGATGTTGCGTTTGGGTGCTATCAAACCGGAGTTGTTTATGGAATAGACTTGGCAAAAGGCTCTTACACATTTGCTGCTATTTCAATTCCAAATAATTCTCCGATTAGAGCATTTGATTCAAGCGGTGTTAATGAATTAAATATATTATATTTGGGAACAGATAATTTTACAATTCTTGGAATAGAATCTCTTGGTGTAAAAACAAAAACAGTTGTTCCAAATACTGACTTAACATTTGAACTTGGCGGTGGAGCAAATAGGTGGAATAATGTTTGGACAAAAGCCGTTACAATGAATACAGGAGCTTCATTTACTTCAGGAACAGGTTCACCTGAAGGCGTTGTATCTGCATTTGTTGGTAGTGTTTATTTAAATACATCAGGAGGAGCGACAACAACATTATACATTAAAACATCTGGTGGATCAGGAAATACAGGTTGGACAGCAAAATAAATAACATGAAAATTGAATTTAACGAACAACAGCTTGGCATCCTTAACGCAGCCCTTGTAGAGCTTCCATTTCGAATTTCTGCACCTCTGATTAATCATATCAACCAACAAATCAAAGAACAACTCGCATTGGAGTTTGACGAACGGAGAGATAAAGCAAAAATTGAAAATCAATCAGTATAGTTTATGCCATATACATCACAAAAAGCCAACTTGCCAGAAGGATTTTACGATCTTGGTGAGGAACTAAAACCTATTGAAATCAAGATGGGCGGAGACATCAAAGAATCTTCCGTTCACTACCCTTCTCTCTATTTTGAGAATGCCGAAGCGTTGAGCAAACTCCCGAAAGAAGGAACTGCTGTCATTCACTTCAAGAAAGTGATGGAGAAGAAAGAAACTGTGATGCGCGATGGCAAGGAAATTAAGCGTCATTGCGTTGAGCTTCAAATCAACGGAATCAAGCCTGAAGGTGCTTCCAAGATGGAAGATACCGCTGAAAAGGAAGAAGATGATGAGGATGCAATCGAAATGGGACTAAAAGCTGCTGAAGGAAGCAGCGAAAACGAAGAAGAAGACGAGGATTAAAATTTATGGCACAAGACAAAACTATGCCTCCGACCGAGGCTCCAACACCAACCACAGAAGCGATGCCGGGTGAAATGGCCGCACCAACTCCTGACATGGCTGCTCCTGCTGATGCTGGGAAAGTAATGGTTCAAATGCCATCTGATGCGTTTGATTCCATTTACACTCTTGTTAGCCAACTCCAGTCTGGTCTTGAAGCACTAAAAGCTGATGTTGACGCCCAAAAACAAGGTTCGGCAGAGACTCCAGCCGCTGCTTCTTCTGCTGCTCCAGCCGCAAGTGATGAAGAGTTTCTAAAAAGCATTGCAGAGCAAGGTTCGATGCGATAATGTCGCTCCATGTTTGTCTCGCAAATCTTTGATGAATGTGCTGAAATTCTAGGGACTACCGACGAAAGTAAAATCTTTCGGAAAATTCAGCAAGCAGTAGCAACATTGATGGAGTCTGGTCATTGGACTCACTCTGTTGCTGATGTTGATGTTTGCACTGGCTGGGATCGTTGTTCTATCACGCTTCCTCGCAACATCGAAGTTCCTCTTGCAGTCAACATTGATGGTTCGCCAACATACTTCCGAAATCGTCTATTTCAGTATCATGTAAATAAAGGTGGTGCGTTTAGTTCAGTTGAATGGGCATGGGATGATCGAGGTTATGTAGCGACTCTCATGGACATCATTCAGCCTTCCCAGCTTGTTGCTGTGGCTGAAATGGAGAACGATGTTGGCAAGACAATTCGTGTTCTTGGAAACGATCAGAACAACCGAACTCTTCGCTCACAGCTTGCGAATGGAACTGGCGTTGATGGCTTACTTGTTCCTATTCATTCGCAGAAAGATTTTGCTTATGGCACAATCACTCCTGATGATGCAACTGTTAAGACTCGTAGTGTCGCTATAACGCCGATCAACCTATTCAAGTCTGCATCTGCTCATGGCCTGTCATCTGGACAAGGAATGAGCGTTACAGCGGCCTCTGGAACGATTCCGGTAGCATTGCAGAATGGTCAGACATACTACATCGGAGTTATTGACGCTCTCACAATCCAGCTTTTCAATGATCCTCTCAATGCACAATCGTTGCAGTATCCAATAAATCTGCAAAGCATCGTTGGTGCTGGCAACTTGACATTCAAAGATAGCAGGGAATCACAAGTTGTTACAGCATTGAAGCTATCCTCTGCTCCAGAGTTCACGCTTGATACTGCTAACCAAATTACTTTCCCAACTGGTCAATCTCTGCCGTCTCCACTTAACTCTGAAACCACATACTATGCAAATGCAGAAGATTCCACGCATTTGACAGTATATGAGAGTGAGAATGACGCTAAAAAGAATATCAATCCAGTTTATACGACTGGAACTACTGCATCTCTAAATGTTGATATTCGCAAGAAAATTGATCCGCAGACGACTCTGACTTTCTCTGTTCGCCATTACTACAATGACGGTGATCAAGTCCAAGCATTTACTGCATCTGGAACACTTCCAAAGCCACTCATTGCAAATCAAAATTATTATGTAAATGTTATTGATCCATTCACTATTTCATTGCATGAAAGCAAAGCTGATGCAGTTGCTTCTACTCCAACAAGCCTTGTAAATCCAATTGTTCTGAAAGACTCTGGAAGTGGAACAAATTCTATTGTTAAGCTAATTCCTGCTACTGCGACTACCGGAACAACATCTCAAATTACTGCTTCTGGTCTAAATATACCAACACCTTCTGGTGCTGGAGCTAATTTTCAAGCCGTTGTTGTTGGCGTAGTCACTTCTACGAGGGTTGTTTCTCAAGGAAGTGAATATCTTTCCGATCCAGTTGTAACATTTTCTGCTCCTCCAACACCACCACCAACAAGTCCTTTGTTTGGAAAAACAAAAACAGCAGCAGGATATTCAATAAGAGACACAATAAATAATAAAGTTCTTAACATAGTAATAACTGATCCGGGATTTGGCTATATTACAGAACCAACAATAACGATTGACCCTCCAAGCCAACCAACGATTGGAATATCAACAATTACTTGTGGAGGAACTACTACTGCTACAGTTACAACAAGTTCTCCTCATGGATATACAACTGGAAATAAAGTTTTAATTGCTGGATCAGATGTTTCTGCATATAATGGCATTAAAACAATTACAGTTGGAGCAGTAACAACTCAATTTACATTTACTGTTGCATCAACGCAACCGGACAACACAAGCACAACTGTTACGGCAGCAAAAATATCTGGAACACAAGCTACAGCAACGGCAGTAATAGCAACTTCATTTGTATCTCATTTTACTAAAATATCTGGAGGAACTGGATACACGGAATCTCCACAAGTAAAAATATCTGGCGGGAATGGCTCTGGAGCAACTGCAACTGCAATTGTTGCTTCTGGTGAAGTTACTGATCTTACAGTAATAACTTCTGGTAGTGGATATACATCTGTTCCAACTGTTGCAATCACTCCCTCAACTGGTGTATTCATTGCATTTACATCAACTGGAACATTGCCGTCTCCGCTTGTTTCTGGAACTGCTTATCGCGCCGAATCACCTCTTAATACATCTACTGGTAACTTCACAGTAAAGAGTGCTGACTTTAGTGATATTAACATCACTTCGTCTGGAACTGGAACATTGTATGTTTCGTTGTCTCGCGCATTCAGCGTGACATTCAACAACAACTGGGAAGGCGACTTCACTAATCTTGCAACTGGTCAAGAATTGTATTTTGGAACTGATTACCTTCTTCCTAATACAAGCCCATCTATTGATAATGGTGTAACGCCATTTTATCTGAATAAGATCAACAATACGACTGGCAAGATTTACAATAGCTTGGTTAATGCCAACGCTGGCGGAACAACTGGCCTTATCACGATAACTTCGTTCGGTTCTGGTCAGTCTTACTATGCGTTGAGGAAATCATTCCAGTCTTTGCCATTTGGCAATCTCATTCTACCTAGCACGATTGAGTATTTGAGCGAAAATGAAGTTGTTCAGTTCTCAACTACTGGAACATTGCCATCTCCGCTTATTACTTCGACGGACTACACAATCAAGTTGTCTGGAAACAAATTCAAAGTCTATCTCGGCGCAGTTTTGCAAACGCTGACAACGCCGGGAACTGGTCAGTTGAGCCTAGACATTATTCGCACATTCACTGTTTCTGATTCAACCAGCATTGATGCTACTCAAGAGCAATTCAACACTGGTGACGCTGTTGTTCCTCGTGCCAAAGAAGGTGATGTTCTCCCTACCGGATTGACTGCTGGAACGACATACTATGCTCGCAGGGTTGATAATAATTCATTTGAGCTATACGACACCAAAGCTCATGCGATCAATGAGCCTGCAACGACTGGCCGTGTCTCATACACAACTTCTGGTAATTCTGTTGAGTCCACATTCTTCATTGATTCGGTAACTCTACCGACATTTGTGAAGTCAGTCTCGCAGATTGATAAGCCAGTTACGGAAGGCTATGTGTCACTCTACGCATACGATTATGGCCGTAGCAATGACATGACATTGATTGGTCAGTATCACCCAAGCGAAGTCAATCCGCAGTATCGCAGGATTCGCATTGGCAAGCCTTGTGCATGGGCTAGGATTTCTTACCGAATCCAGACGCCGAAGATTACCAGCGTCTATGATTTCATCCCGCTAGAGCAGGAACGAGCGATTGTAACTGCCGTCCATGCTTGCGATCTTGAGGATAAAGATTTCGCCGATCAGTCTGCTCGATACTGGCAAATTGCTTTTTCTTATCTCAAGAATCAGCAAGAAAGCATTGATGGTCACGCAATGGTTGTCCCGCAAATCAATTCTATTTGCTATGCGGAGGGAGATGGCGCAGACCCTGTGATGTTCTAATGAAAAGCCCACAAGTTACATCGGGCAGAGAAACCAAGGCTTCCTCTGGCTGGCTTCTAGGAGTTAATTCAGTTAGGAATCCATGGGCATTGCCTGACAATCAAATCAAATGGGCGGTAAATTGCGCTGTCCGTGGTGGAGTTGTTCAGACTCGCCCAGGTTATTCAATGCGATTGTCTCTGCCTCCCGGCAATTTCCAAGGCGGAATCTTTTTTGCTTCAAACAAACAATCTAACGCATCTGATACTGTAGTTCAAAACGGAGTAACAAAAGTTATTCCAGCGCAAATCTACAATCCAGATGGAACGACAACTATTGCTGATGAATTGCCGTATGTGGTGTTTGCAGTTAACGGAAATGTTTATTACTCACCATTCCCCCTGACTCAGCCAAAGAATTGGGAAGATTATCGACTCAAAAACATCAAGCTCGATCCTTCTGTTGACCAGTTTGTTTTCACTCTGGCAACGCAATCAGCACAGGTGTCAACTGGCGGCGATGTAACAGTCACTCCATCGCATCGCATCGTTGTGATTCAAGACGGAGTTTCAATTCCTGCATACTGGGATGGATCAAATCAGACTGGCGTTCAGACAAGCGCAATCCCGATTGGATACTGGATGGCATTTAGCGGAAACCGACTATGGGTATCCACAAAGAATATCGTTATCGCATCTGATCTTGGCGATCCCACATCATTTACAGAAAGGTTGACTGGAACTGGTCGAGGAGACTTTGCGTTTGCTCGCGTTGTTACTGGAATGACGAACTACATCGGCCAGAACAACGATACCAAGCTCATCGTTTTTACTGATCGTGCGACATACTCGCTTGCAAGCGGAATCTATGATCGGACGCAATGGACTAGCACGGCGAATTTCCAGACCACATTGTATCCGACGATTGGTTGCGTTGCAGGAAAGTCTATCGCATTTCAAGCAGGACAAATGTGGTGGTATTCGCAAGGCGGACTAATCTCTGCTGACATTGCGGCATCTGCATATATTACATCGCAGTCGCTTTATCGTGATGTCGAGATGGCGCGAGTAAAGTCATACATGGCTGGCGATATTTCCAAGATTTGTGCAATGAATTTTGAAGGATACCTTCTTTATTCTGTTCCATATCTTGAGCCGTGCAATTCCGCTACAATGGTTCTTGATTACGCTCCAGCCGCAGAGTGGTCTTCACAACGCATTCCTGCATGGTGTGGCGTCTGGACTGGCACAAGGCCCGTAGAGTGGATTTCTGGCGTTGTTAATGGCACTCCTCGTTGCTTCCATTTCTCGGTTGACTACGCCGCGACAAACGATGGTTCATACATTCATTTGTGGGAAGCATTCACAGAAAAGCGGGTCGATACATATTTTGACATTGATGTCGATGGTAATGTTACCGAAAAAGTCAATCGCATTTATGCACAGATGGAGACTGGTCTTTTAGGTGATGCGATTGACTACAAGCAGTTCGCTTATGGCGAGGTCGAAGCCTGTGAAATCGGAGGAACTGTTGATGTAAAAGTTGCGTATCGTGGATCAAAAGGATTCTACCAAAACATCCTTGAAACCCGCTTGCTTGCTGTCACGGACGACTATCAGTGGGTAAATACGGACTACCAAAAAGAGATTGAAAAACTTGGATTTCTCAACACGCAATATCGCCGACTTGTTACTGAAAGTTCGCAGCGAAAACCATCAGCTATCACCTGCGAGTCCAAGCTAACTAATGACATTGATAAAGCGTTCTCGATTCTCGTTGAGTGGTGCGGTGAGTTTGGCATTGAGGCTCTGAAAATCTTTCTTGATCCATGGAGTGAACGAAGCACCGGCGTCCCGCAGGCTCCAGAAACCAAGTCATGTGTCACATCGCAAGATGGAACAAACATCACGATTGACTTGCTTCCAAGTCCGTATGAGCAAGCTGACACATCGCAAAAATCTTGGTGGGCTAAAGAGTATCGGACTGTCAGTCTTACTTGCCCTGCGAATCCCGCGAAATCCATATCCGCGACTGCATCCGCAAGCTTCCTTTCCAGCATCTCACAAATTGATGCAAACACTCAGGCTGGTGAACTTGCAGAGAATGCCGCCAATCAAGCCGCGCAGCAATATCTCGCACAGAACCCTTGCTAATATGCCATCAATCACCACAGCCTCAAAATCAGTAACGAGCTTTCCGTTTAGGTATATCTCGCCATTCAAGGACGATCCCGTTGTGCCGCTTTACTCCTCGATTCCCTTGTTCTCTCCTCAAGCTGGATGCTTGCCTTGCGCTGCTTGTGGGAACTACGCTGATCGAAAGAAAATCATTGCACAGCAGGCAAACCGCTTTAAGGATTATATTCCCAATGAAATTGCAGGTAACAATGCAAAAGTTGGATTCAACTAATAAATATGAAAACAAGGATTGATTATCGACTCATCCCTAAAGACTCATTTGAATTTGGAAACCTACAAGATTTTGCTGAATCGTTTAACCACAAGATTGTCGCGCATCCTAACATCAATGT